TTTTCAATATTCTGTTGAGGTAATCGTTTACAGATTTTTGAGCCCATCGGATTGACAACTGGCCTGATGTAGTAATCGCTTCAGCCATATCGTTAATATAATATAAGAAGTAAATATTAGCAGTGGCACCATATAGCGAGTTCATAGCAATTTTGATAGCCATTTGAGAATTGTGTAATTGGTTTGCTTCACGTTTCAATCGTTTGATTTCACTTGGTTCAGTCGCATCCTCAAGTTGTTGCTCAACCTTCAACATATTCTTTTTAATTACAGTACGATTACCATAGTACTCATCAATAATAGATGGAATGATACCTTTGAACTCATTAGTAAAACAGGCACCATTGGCTGCGACTGACATTTTCTTATGTTCAGATTGATACGTACCTTTTAATACCATGTCTTGGTTTACAAAATCTCGTTCTTCAGATAAGTAAGTTTCGGGTGACATATTATATTGTAACATAAGGTGTGGATACAGAGAGTTCAAATCAAAAGATACAATCCAAGGATGCATACCAACTTTTGGATCCTTAACATAACCACCAACAAGGTCACCAGCACGTTGACCAGGGCCACCTTTGATTGGTGGTACACGACCATCAAGTATTAGTTTACGATATAAGGTTGTTTCCCAAATACCAACTGTACCAAATGCATCATTATAGTTTACACCACCGCCATATGCGACAGTCATAACCAACTGAAGTAGTGATGTTTCATCCTCAAATCTTTGAATTAACCATGTATCTTTAAGGTTATAGTCCAAATATAATTGAGGGTTTTGTTCGTATAATGCATTAAGGTTACCATACTCAGAGTAATCTAATTTCTTTTCACCAAGTACAACATATGCAATGTGGTCAAGTTTCCAAGACTCTTGTGGTCCATACTTATAACCAAACTTTTTGAAACAATCCATATAGTCAACAACAGCCATACCACCAATTTGATATGTGTTTTGCATTTTACCATAGAACTCTCGACCAGTTTGACGTATGTTACGCCAAGGAGATAAGTCTTTAATCCAATCTTCACCAAATAAGTTTTTCATACGTGTAATAATATATTGAATGTCGAAGTACTCTACGTTCCAACCTGTAACAATATCAGGATAGTCATTAATCCATAACTCTTTAAATCGTTTGAGCAATGCATGTTCAGTATCAAACTTCATAAAGTGAATGTTGTCTGGATCAATATCAAGTAGAGTTTTAGACTTATCATAATCTTTACGACCAAGCAAATGGTAATCAGAAGACTTTGAAGATTTATAAGCGATAGATGTAATTTCTTTATCAGCGAAATCAACGTCAGGATAACCATCCGCGATGTCAACCTCAATATCAAATGATACGATATTGATTTTAGTTGGATCAAACTTTATGTTATTTGGATATTCTTCTTGGATAAACTGTGCAACATAATTTGAACTACCAGCGATAGTCATGCCATGTACATCTTTGTAACGTTCGATAAATTCTTTGGCATGTCTCATGCTGTCTTGTGGCATTGGCATTAAAGGTATGTCACCTTGTAACGAGCGAAAGTTACTTGGTTCATTGTTTGGAGTATTACAATATAACGTAGGCTCAAAATGAACTTTTTTAGAAAATCGTTTACCGTTGGCATCGTAACCACGCCAGAGAATGTTTTGGCCGAAACGCTCGACAGACGTATAAAATTTAGACATGTGTATCCTTAAACATAATATAAAATAATATTATCACAATTTGGTAATATTGTCAACCCTTTTGTTTCCAAGAATCCATCTCGGTAATAATTTCATCACCCTCTTTATCGTTGGCAATTCCAAGCGCCATAGCTTGAATATCATCAATAAGGTTTTGGCATACTACCTTATCGTATTCCTTATAAGATATTTCAGAAAACTCGTTACGAACTCGGTGTAACAAGATTGCTTTTTCTTGCATTACATTTATACGTTTGATTAAATCTTCTATACTATGACGCATTAGCAACTCCTATGCTGTTATCTCGCTAAAGTTCCTTATCTTTTGGAAGCGAATATGATTATCAAATTTATCACCAAACTGGTGACCACGGTGTGAGATAACAAAGATGTTATCGTCTGCATTAAGATTATGTAAAGTATCAATTAAACTTTCAATGCCAACACCATCAAGTGCTCCATCTAAAGTTTCATCAAGTAATAATAGATTAGTTGATACTGAATTACGAAGTTTAGCAACTGAACGCCAAGCCAACATAATTGCTAGAGTGATTCTAAGTTTTTCACCTTCTGAAAACGAAGCGTATGAAAAGGCATCACGGAAACGAGATTTGATTACTTCATTAAAGTTTTCGTCTAATTGAAAATCAACAAACAATTCAAATGATCCAAGGTACTTATTAATTAGTTTATTCATTATCGGTATATATTGACG